TAAACATTGTCGCACACAGGAACAGCAGGTACTGTCCTGATGTGTTGTATATATTAAAAATTACCTACTTCAATCAATAATAATAATTCAAATAGTCTTGGAACTGACTCAAATAGTTCTCCTCCTGGTGCTTTTAGTGTCTCTAAAGCACCTGCACAGGTATCTACGCAAAATGTACATTTTGTCGATGGAGACACACCATGGTCTTACGACATTTCATCATCACCAGATGTCACAACTCAGCTTTCCGGCTTCGCAGACGCAGAGCTCGGTAAGTTCCTTGGCCGTCCCATTAAGATCAAAGAATTTCAGTGGACTCCGGAAGGTACTAGGTTGTTTGAGACTTTTAATCCGTGGACTTTGTTTTTTACTAATGTCGATGTTTTAGAAAAGATTAACCGATACCGTAATTTAAGATGTAACCTTCGTATGAAAATTCTAATAAATGGCAATTCCTTTTACTATGGAAGAGCTCTAGTGTCTTATAATCCTTATCTGACAGATGATAATATAACACTAAATAGGGCTTTCTTCGAACAAGACATAGTGGGCGCTTCTCAGAAGCCTCACTTTATGTTAGACCCCACCACATCACAAGGTGGAGAAATGCTTTTGCCATTTTTGTGGCCTGAGAATTTTCTAGACATAACTTCCCTTAATTGGCACGCCGATATGGGTAAAGTAACCGTTCACGATTTCGATGTATTGCACCATGCTAACGGTGGTGAAGATCCCATTACTGTAAACGTGTTTGTCTGGGCTGAAGATGTTGTTTTGTCTGTTCCAACTACTGCCCTAGTATATGGCCTGCAGCAAGGTGTGACACAGTCTGGTGTTTCTGATTATCCTTTGGACGAATTCGGATTTCCAAGCTATGTTCAACAAGCTGCGAGTAAGCAGAAGAAGAAGGGACCTACAAAGAAGGTTAATAATACCATGTCTGGCGATGAATTTGTAAAGGACGGATTAATTAGCAAGCCTGCGACGGCTATAGCCAATGCGGCAAATGCATTATCCATGATTCCTATGATAGCACCTTATGCTAAAGCTACCTCTATGGTTGCTACTCGCATTGGTCAAG